TCACCGCGCAGCGCCGGACAACACCCGCAGAGCGAAAGGTAACGAAACGGTAACTGTCCTAGGACGCGACCCAGGTCGCCAGGGTGACGTTTCTAGGACCGTCGGGTCGGGTAGGGACGGGACGGGTAGAGCAGGGTTGGACAGGACAGGTCTCGGTAATGGTCGTCGTCGTAGAGGTAAGCGTGGAGGAAAGAGCAAGCGTGATGGATGATCAATTGTTGTCGATGTTGTCGAGGTCCTTGCATAGGTTGGAGGGTGATCTTCCTGGGCTGGATGATCTTCTTGTGCCGAGGCAGGCGTGTTCGGGGGAGAACGCAGGCAAGCCGCCTGCGCGTCGAACGTCGAAGGTGCCATTGGTGGTGTCGGTGCTGGACGTGAAGGTTGAGACGGAGTGGCTGCTTCGGCGATGGGTAATGGCGCTGGTCCGCGCTGATCCGGGCCAGGCCCCGGTTCCTGGATGTGGCGGGGTGGAGGACGCGGCATGGCTGTTCTCACGCGTGGCGCTGATAGCGGAGATGCCGTGGGGTGTGATGTGCGCGGAGGAGATCATTGCGCAGGCGAGGTTCGTCTCGGATGTGGTGATGCCGCCGGAGGAGAAGGACGCGCCTTCCCCGCTTGAGGTCGGTGGTGTGCGGGAGATCGTGTCGTGGGCGCACCACTTCGGCGTGCAGGTCTCGAGGCGGACGGTGTACCGGTGGGTCGACAGTGGGGTTATCGATTCGGATGTGACACCCGATGGTCGTGTGCTCGTTCGACTGGAGGACGTACTAAACGCATGCCGTGACCAGCGTAATCACAATGTGGCACAGGTGAGTTGATAAACTGACGTACGAAAGAGCTGGGCCACCGAATCGAATGATTCCGGTGGCTTTCGTCATGCGTGGGGAGGTGCGCCCATTGGCGTGGGATGACCGGGCAACCAAGGCCAGGCGCAAGGAGTTCCGGGCGGAGCACGAGGCAATGCAGTCAGTGTGCTGGCTGTGCCGCCAGCCCATCGATTACAACGCGCCACCGCAGTCAGTGAACGCCTTCGAACCTGACCATGTGCTGCCGCGCTCTACTCACCCGGAGCTGGAGGACGACCCGTCGAACTGGCGCCCGTCCCACGCCTCGTGCAACCGTTCGCGCAAGGACGGCGCCCCGGCCCCGGACCTCGGCTCCTGTTCAGAGCAGTGGTGACCGGGCCTGGGGGTAGGGGCGTCTAGATCACCAGCGTTCGCGCCGGGCCATCTCTGGGCGGGTGAGGTGGCCTCTCTCCCCGCAGCGTATCCCCCCTAGGGCCGTCGGCGCGTGAGCGTCGGAGTCTTTGTAAAGGAGGTTGACCGTGGATAGCAGTCCTGAACGCCCTGTGGGCGAGCTGGAGCGGGCGTTCATCGACTCGATGGAGGCGTTGCCAGCGCCCGTGCCGGCTGAGTACGGCGGCGTCGTTGCGCTGGGGCGTGCCTATGCCGAGAACATCGACGAGTCCCGGTCAACGGACACCGAGACGGCGACGAAAGCGCTGTATCTGGGCCCGCACCTGCTGGGCGTGATGAAGCTGCTCGGGATGGCGCCGACTCAGGCCCCGGAGAACACGACGACCTCAAAGGCAGGTGGAAACCCGGACGTTATCGACATCATGCGCCGTATGAGCCGGGAGACCGCCACCGAAGCGAAGGGGCATGGAGCGTAAGGGCTGCACCGAGCCGCGCTTCTACATTCCGCCACTGCGTGAGCTGACGCCGGAAACCTCCAAGGGGTTCGAGGTGATCGAGTTCGCTGAGCTGCTCGGTGTGGAGCTCTACCCGTGGCAAAAGTGGGTCCTGATCCACGGCCTGGAACTCCTGCCCAACGGAGAGTTCCGCTTCAAGAGAGTCATCGTCGAGGTCGCGCGGCAGAACGGAAAGACGCTGCTCATGGTCATTTTGGGCCTGTGGCGGATCTTCCAATTCGGGGCGTCGCGCGTACTGTCCGCCGCACAGTCGCTCGGCGACGCGGAGGACACGCTCGACGAGGCGTTTGCTCTCGCGGCGTGGAACCCGGTCCTGCGCTACTTCCTGCCGGACAATCCTCGCGCCGAAGAGGAGGACGATGAATACAACGGGGCGTACCGTTCCCGAGCGAATGGCAAGGCCGCGATGGAGCTCGCAATCGCGCCCCGCCCGGAGGTCCTCGACCTCGCGGGCAAGATGCCGATCTGGTCGCTCGCCGTGACCTCCCGCAAGGGCGGCCGCTCGAAATCGGTCGATCTAGCTCTCTTGGACGAGCTGCGTGAGCACCTCGACTGGGACGCATGGAACGCTATAGTCCCGACGTCCCGAAATCGGCCGCGCTCGCAGGTGTGGGGTTTCTCCAACGCGGGCGACCTGCGTTCGGTGGTGTTCCGCTCCCTGCGGGAGTCTGCGCTCAAGCAGATCGACGATGGAACTACGGCAGCCACACAGACCGCGTTCTTCTCCTACTCGGCACACCCGGACGCCGATGTTCTCGACCCGGCCGCGCACGCACAGGCGAACCCGTCGATGGGCTATTCGAACCTCACCGCCGACTCCATCATGGCCGAGGCGAAAGACGCCATCGCAGGAGACAATGAGCCCGGCTTCCGAGCCGAGTGCCTATGCCAGTGGCAGGACGTCCTCACCCCGGGAAAGATTTCCCTGAAACTTTGGGAGTCGCTTACGGACACCACCTCCGCCCGTGCGCCGGGCGCGGAGGTGTTCGTCGGCATCGACGTCGCGCTCGACGGACGGTGGGCGCACGTGGCCATCGCCTCCCAGCGCGAGGACGGCCTGTGGCACATCGAGATCATCGCGAGCCGCGCCGGGTACCGGTGGGTACCTGCGTGGCTCGCCGCGCGCAAGAACAGGCCGTGGTTCTCCGGTGTTGTGGGAATGCAGGTGCGCGGGTCTGCCTCGGCGGCACTCTTGCCGAAGTTGCAGGAGGCGGGCATCGAGGTTGCCGAGTGGCAGGGAACGGACATGTCGTCGTCGGTGCTTGGCTTTGTCACGGAGATTAAGAACCGCGGGATCCGACACCGCGATCAGCCGGTGTTGACGGTCTCTATCGAAGGGGCCGTAGAGAAGCGCCGCGGTGACATCTTCATTTGGGACCGGGAGAAGTCAGCGACAGATGCGGCACCGACTGTGGCCGCAAACATCGCGTGGTGGATGGCCACACGCACGGAAGCGACGGTGACGTCAGCCTACGACGACGAAAACTTCGACGCGCCCGGCGAGGACGTGCCCGAACCAGATGAACCAGGTGACAACGACGAGTACGAGGACGGCGGACTGATGTTCGTGTGAGGAGGTGGTGCCCGTGGGTATCTTCAGTAGATTGTTCGGGCGGTTCGATGAAGCGGCCGCGATTCTGGGCAATGCGGACAACGAGTACATGTTCGCCGCCCCGATATTCGCCACCTTGGCACGCGACGTCGACAAGCTCGGCCCTGCGGAGCTCTACAGCTCTCAACCGCACCTACGAACGGTCGTGACGTACATCGCCGAGCAGATCGCGGCGGTATCACTGCACACTTTCGAGCGTATGCCGGACGGTGGCCGCGAACGGGTCCGCATCGGCGATGCCGCGGAGTGGCAACCGGGCGACCCGCTCGACGCTGATCGCCCGGGGTTGTTGCCACTGTTGATGCAGCGCCCGAACCGGCACCAGCTCATGCAGGACATGCTGCGCGCGTCGATTCTCGATTATCTGCTGTTCGACGAGTTCATGTGGGCCGTCCTCGACACCCCGGACGAAACACCGGAGATTGTGCGCATTCCCATCTCCTGGATCATCGGCCGCAACTACGAGGACCCGTGGACGCTGAAGGCGATCCGTATCCGCGACAACCGCGGCCACATCCGCGAGTACATCGGAGACCGCCTCATCCACGTCCACGGCTACAACCCCGAGTTCGAGGAGATCGGTGTGTCCCCGGTCGATTCCCTCAAGGAAACGCTGCGCGAGCAGCTGCAGGCCGCGTCTTACCGCGCCGAGCTCTGGCGCAACGGCCCGCGACTCGGCGGCGTCATCACCCGCCCACCGGAAAAGGACGTCGGCAAATGGTCGCCAGAAGGCCGCCGCCGGTTCAAGACGTCACTCGCACAGCAATACAGCTCGGGCGGCTCGAACGCCGGCGGCACGATGGTGCTCGAGGACGGCATGAAGTTCGAACCGCAGCACCTCAATGCCAAGGACGAGCAGCTGCCAGAGATGACCAAGCTGTCCCTCTCCACCGTCGCGCAGGTCTACCACGTCAACCCGACAATGGTCGGCCTGCTCGACAACGCCAACTACTCCAACGTCCAGGCCTTCCGGCAAAGCCTCTACGTCGACTCACTCGGCCCGCTCATCAAGCAGATCGAGGGGACACTGAACTCCTTCGTCCTGCCCATGCTCGGCATCGATGAATCGCGCTACTACGTCGAGTTCAACCTCGAAGAGAAACTCCGGGGCAACTTCGAAGAGCAAGCGGACATGCAAACCAGCGCCGCCGGCGGCCCATGGATGACCATCAACGAGGTCCGCGCCATGCGAAACCTCCCCGCCCTAGAAGGCGGCGACGATCTCATCCGCCCGCTCAACGTCACCACCGCACCGACGGCCATCGACGAAGAAAACCAAGACACGCCGCCAGACATTGACCCCGCGCCTGGAGGTGACGGTGAATGATCCACGTCGTAATGGGACCGCCCTGCTCCGGCAAGTCAACGTTCGTCGACGCAAACGCTGCCCCCGGGGTAGCCCGCTTCGACCTCGAAAAGATAGCGTCCACCGTCGCGGCACAACCCGTGGTTGAAACCGCGCCGGGCCCGGTCATGGACGCCGTGTTGGCTATGCGGCGCGGGCTCACCGGTTGGCTCCTCGATGCGGAAGCGCCTGTCGAGGAATTCTGGCTCGTTAACTCTCGCCCGCCCGACACGATAATCACCGCGCTCGCCGCACTCGGCGCCACATTCCACGTCCTCGACCCAGGGGAGAACGAGTGCATCGCCCGCGCCATGCGGGAGGGCAGGCCCGACGCAACCATCGAACGCATCAAGCAGTGGTACCTCAACCCGCCGGAGATCCCGGGGGAGAAAGGAGAAAAGGTGACCAAGACCAAGACCAAGACAATCACCGTTGGACTCAAGGCCGCCCCGAACGACACCGCCGCCGACGGGACTTTCGAGGGTTACGCGAGCGTGTTCAACAACGAAGACACTTACGGTGACTTGATCCGCCCGGGAGCGTTCGCCGAAACCATCGCAGACTTCCAAGAACGCGGCCGTGTCGTGCCTGTTCTTTACGGGCATGACTTCGCGGACCCGTTCTCCAACATCGGAGCAGTCGAAGAAATCCGCGAGGACGACCACGGCCTGCGAGTCACCGCCCGCCTCGACCTCGACAACCCAAAGGCCGCACAGGTCTACCGGCTGATGAAGGCGAAACGGCTCAACGAGATGTCGTTCGCTTTCAACGTCCTCGACGGCGGTTTCGCCGAAGTAGACGGCCACGAGGTATACGAAATCACGCGGGTCAAGCTCTACGAGGTCTCCGTCGTCCCCGTCGGAGCGAACCCGCAGGCCGAAATCCTCACCGTCAAGCAGGCGACTGAAGCGCTGGTGACCGCTGCGAAGCAGGCCAACCCAGCGGTCGCTGAGTCCGTCGCCATGCATGCGGGCTCCATCGCCGAGCTCCTGGACCCCGGACGTGACTTCGTGCCGGGTACCGGCGGCACGGTCCTCCAGGAGATCACCCACGAGAAGGACGGCGAACTCGCCGCCTACGAAGCACACCTCCAGTTTCTTGAAAGGAAGCATTATGCATAAGACCCTCATGGAGAAGCGCGCGGCGGCAATGGATGCCGTCCGTGCCGCTCTCGACAAGTACAAGGCAGCACCGACCGACGACAATCTCCGCGGAGACCTCGAGACTGCCATCAAGTCCGTCGACGAGATCGATGCAAAGCTCAAGGCCTCCGAGGTTCAGGGCAATGCTGAGAAGCTCCTCGCGGGCGCCTCCTTCGGCGATACCCCGGGCAAGAAGGGCGCCGAACCGCGCAGCCTCGGTGAGCACTTTGCCAAGCACGGCCTCGAAATGGTGAAACGTCAGAAGGACGGTGAGCGCCTGGACTTCTCCGTCCCAGAATTCGAAATGAAGGCTGCCTCCGAACCCATGGTCCGCCCCCTCGACGGTTCCGGTATCGCCGGGTGGGGCACGACCTTTGAGCGCTCCATCGTCAACCAGCGCCGCGAGCAACTCGTTGTCGCCGATCTGATGGGATCCGCCAACGTCACCCAGCCGGTCATCAAGTACCTGGTCGAGAAAGCGAAGCGCATTGCCGAGGGAGCTTTCGCGACTGTCGCCGAGGGTGCTCAGAAGCCGTACATCCGCTACGACACCTTTGACGTCGTCACCGAATCACTGTCCAAGATCGCGGCGCTGACGAAGATCTCCGACGAAATGGCCGCAGACTACGGCTTCATCGTGGACTGGATCAACAACCAGCTCGTCTACGACCTGTCCGTGGCGGAGGAGTACCAGCTCGTCCAGGGCGACGGCGCAGGCTCCAACGTCCGTGGCCTGCTCAACCGCGAGGGAATTCAGGAGTTCAACATCGACTCCACTGACCCCATCGAGCAGCTCAAGGGAATTTTCGAGGCGTCCCGCCTCCCGGGCCGCGCAACCAACCTCTCCGCCGACGCGGTCATCCTCAACGAGCTCGACTACGGACGTATGCGCCTTGCCCAGGACGCTAACGGTCAGTTCCTCGCAGGTGGCCCGTTCACCGGCCAGTACGGCAACGGCAACATGCTCATCAACCCGCCGGTGTGGGGGCTCAAGACCGCCACCACGAACGCAGCGGTTAAGGCCGGCACCTACGTTCTCGGCAACTTCCGCCAGGGCGCAACCGTCTTGCGCAAGGGTGGCGTTCGTGTCGATTCCGCGAACCAGAACGACGTCGACTTCGAGCACAACCTCATCACGCTACGCGCCGAGGAGCGCGTCGGCCTGATGGTCCCGCTCCCAGCCGCGTTCGTTACCGGCACCCTCGGCACCCCGGCAGGTGCCTAAGCCATGGAGCAGCTCTACCCCTACCGTGTCAGCACTGACAATGGGCCGCTCACACTGCGCTTGACTGAGAAAACCGCGAAGGACCGCTACCCAGGCGCGACCCGCGTCCAGGCCGGCGTGCCGGAGACCAAGGAATCCCCCGACCGGGCGCGCCGTCCACGCAAGCGCACCACCGCCTCGGAGTAGAGGGAAAGGAGGGTCACCATGGACGTCGACCCTGATCATGGGCTGACCCCCAACCCGGACGTTGCTGTACCCGTCTCCCAGGACGACATCAACCTCGCGGTTGAAACGCTCCGGGACCTGGCGGGTTGGCACGTCTGGCCCATCAGGAGCGACACAGTCACCGTCGACACCGCCGGCGACTCTGTCATATTCCTGCCGACTCTGCGACTCCTCGACGTTACCTCCGTCGAGGTAGACGGCACCCCCGTCCCACTCGACAGCATCGAGTGGTCCGAATCCGGCATGATCCGCTTCAAACAGCGTCCCCGCCGCGGCTTCCGCCGCGTCACCGCAACTATTCGCCATGGGTTCGAATCAACCCCACTCACCGCCGTTGCCATGCACATGGCTTCCCGGTCTAAACAACCGGGAACCAACATGGCCGTCGGCGGCATCTCCGTCGGCGCACCCGGTGCAATGACACCTCAATCCTCAGAGTGGCGACTACTCGACCGCTACAAACTGGGGCCGATGCCGTGATATTCACCGAGCGAATTACGATCCTGCGGGCCCGCATCGTCGACGGTGAGTACGGCGGCAAGGAGGAGGACTGGACAAACCCGGTCGAAATTCCGGTCACCTTCCCCGTATCAGTTCAGCCAGTCGGATCGGAGGAAACAGAATCCGCCGCGTCGCATCAAGTCAGTGACAAGTGGAGGGTGTTCTCCGAACCGCCAAACCTTATCGAGGAGCTCCGCCCCACCGACCGTGTTCGCGTGGACACCTGGGGTGGAATCGAACTCGATGTTGCCGCGCGCCCGCTGCACTGGCGCACGGAGTTCCTCGCTCACACCGAATGCGACCTGGAGGTGATCCGAGGTGCCCGCAGAAATTGACGGTGACGACCTTTTCCGCCAAGCCATGGAACTACCGCAGGTCAAGGCAAAAGTGCACGAACGTGCAACGAAAATAGCTTCCCGCACGCGTCGTGACCTTGCCCGCGCCGAGATCGACGCCACCGTGGAAATCGTCGAGTACCACACCCCCAGCGGCCGCGCGTCACTCAACATCCGGGGCACGGTCAAAGACCCGTCGGACAAACGGCAAGCAGCTCGGATAGCGCGCCGGGCAGGAAGGGCGTTTCGGAGATGAACGAAGTAGGCGAGCTCGACATCCTCAGGAAGGCTATCCGCGTCGTGCAGGGAGTTCTTGGCCCGGACGTGTGGGTGGCCGATTCACTACCGAAGGCCGACGACCTGGAGGCGAACCTTCCAGCCGTTGTGGTCGACCTCCTGCCAGGCTCCGAGGTTGCAGCCTGGGGTGGGGAGACGATCACCGCGCTGGTCGACTACGTCACCCTAGACGTGGAGGTAGTGGACTCCTCCCGGGCAAAGGCGACGGAGGTGGGGGTGAAGGTGCGCCGCGCGCTTCACCAGCTCCCGTTCATCGAGGGGACAGGCGTTAAAGACGTTGATTGCCCTCGGCTGTCCACCCGCGAAGAAATTAACCACCGTGTGAAGGTCATCGGCACGGTCGTCGATCTGGCCGTGACCGGTCCCTAGTACGTTTTTCCACCCCGTCGGCCACATCGGCGGGGTTCATCAATTTCCACAGAAAGGCTTGACCATGCCCAACCAGGACACTCTTTCCGGTTTCCGTGCTGCCGCTCTCCGCGTCGGTGTGACCGGCGCTCTTCGGACGGCAGCGCTCGGCACGAATGTGCCGACCGACTTCTCCGGCAAGTACGACCCCACGATCCACATCAACCGCGGTTACCTGTCTCCTGACGGCATCGCGATCAACTTCGACGACGAGACGAACGAGTTCATTCCGTGGCAGGAGGTGAACCCGATCCGTACTGACATGACCCGCGCGGTCAAGTCGGTCCAGCTCACCCTGTGGCAGTTCACCCGCGAGAACGCCGAACTGTACTTCGGCGTCCCCGGTGGCGACATCGTCGTCAACGCTGACGGTTCCTGGTACTTCGATGAGGGCGACGCTCCGGAGTTCGAGAACCAGCAGTGCATCATCGACGTTGTCGACGGCGATAAAGCTATGAAGCTGATCCTCCTAAACGCCAAGGTTTCCGAGCGCTCCGGCATGACCATCCAGCGCGGTGAGGCCATCGGCCTGCAGATCACCCTGACCTCCTACCCGGCGGGTGCGGAGTACGCCGCCCAGCCCGGACTGGAGCGCAAGACTGCGCGCTGGCTGTTCTCTGCTGGGTGGGATGGTTCCGGCGCTTCGGGCGCCGTGTCCGCCACCGCTGACGGTGTCGCCCCGCTGCGCGTTCAGACTGCGGCGCTTCTGGATGGTGCGGTCGGTGAGGTCTACGGCCCGATCGAACTCGCTGCCCTGGGCGGCTCCGCACCGTACACGTGGGACGTCGAGGACGGCGCTCTGCCTCCGGGGGTCACCCTCTCGGGCAGCACCATTTCCGGCACCCCGACGTCGGACGGTACCTACTCCATCACCCTCGGCGTGAAGGACTCGGACAACCTGAGTGCAACGAAGCCGCTGACATTGCGCGTCATCGACTCCGCCGCCGAGTAGCACTCGTACGGGTGGGGGTGTGGGTTCACCTTGGCAGGCCCGCCCGCACCCCCTCACTTCTCGCTGTAAATGGGCCTGCCGTTCAAACTTCGCAAGAAAGGGTCTGCCATGACTACCAACAAGAAATCCGACGTTTACGACCTCGACGCCCTCCTCGCACAAAAGGAAGAAGCAACCGGCGTCAAAGAGGGCCGGGTCTCGTTCACCTTCAAGGACCAGTCCTTCACGTTCAAGGATCCGACGTTCCTGACCGACGAGGAAGTCGGCGAGCTCGACAGCCTCCCGGAGTATGGACCGGACGTAGCTGCCTGGTACATGGGTGACGACGAATACGACAGGTTCCTTACAGTCGGCGGCTCCGCGAACCTGTGGTCCGTCGTCCTCAACGAGCACCTCAAGAAGTCCCGCGCTGAGGATGCGGCGGGAAACCCTACTCGATCGAATCGCTCGCAGCGGCGTACGGCGGCGCGGAAGCGCTAGAAGCCGCGTTGCTTCAAGCGTACCCGGGGCGTGACCCCCTCGCGGAATTCTTCCGCGGAGAGGTCACCCTCCGCAAGCTCCGCGTCATGTGCGAGTACCTCCCGCAAGACTCTCCCGCGAGATGGAACGAAACAGGCGGTCGGCCGTACACCATGACCGACTCGCTTCTGTGGCGGGCACTGTGGGCGCTGTGGGAACTGCAGGTGATCACCGCGCGGGGAAACGGGGACAGGAAGGCAAAGATGCCGTCCGACGAGATGCCGCCGTACCCGTGGGAACGCGGCAAGTCCTCCAACACCCAAACCTTCGGCTCCATTGGCGACAACGACCCGGAGGAAGTTCTCGACTACCTGCTGTCCCTCGAGTAAAAGGAGGAACCCGCCATGGCTGAAAGCCAAGTCTGGATCCCGGTCAACGCCTCGATGCGAGGATTCGTATCCACCGTCGCCAAGGAAGCGGCGAAAGCGGCAGGCGCGGGCGGCAAGAATCTCGAACAGGGATTCAGGGAATCGGGAGAGCGCTCCGGACAGGCCGTCGCGGACGGTCTCGCTGCGCAGGCAAACAAGGTTGATGCAGCATCACGCGCGCTGGCCACTGCCCGCAACGCAGAAGTGCAGGCATCGTCCGACGCAGCCGTCGCGGAAGAAAAGCTCAATCAGCTCCGCGTTGCCGGAAACTACACAATGGGGGACTTGGCAAAAGCCGAAACAGCCCTCGAGGTCGCGAAGCAAAAAGCGGCTGACGCCGCAGCTCGCGTCTCCGCCCGCGAATCCGACCTAAACACTGTTCGCGAAGGTGGCGAGGCAACCTCCCGGCAACTCGTCCGTGCAGAGGACCAGCTCGCCGCCGCCCGAGTTAAACACATCGACGCCACCGGCAAAGCGCGCGCCGCTGAAGCGGTTCTGGAAGACGCCGAGCAGGACGCAGCGATGGCCCTAGAGCGCTTGGAAGAATCCACCGCCGCGCTCACCACAATCCGGGAAAAGTACGGCGCTGAATCCAAGGAAGCAGCAGCGGCTGAAAAAGAACTCGCACGCGCCCAAAAAGACTCCGACAAGGCCGCACTAGACGTAGTCAAAGCGCAAGGCCAGGTCAAAAAAGCGGCCGCCGACCTCGCCAACGCGCAAGACGACGTCCGCTCCAAAACCATGCTCCTCGGAGGGGTGCAACGCGACCTCGCAGACTCAGTGCAGCGCGCCGGGCAAGAGGTGGGTGAAGCGGGAGATAAGGTCCGCGGGTTCGGTAAGGATATGGACGCCGCGGAGGGGTCCGCCCACGGTTTCGTGTCTGGTATCGCGGATGTGGCGAAAAACGCGGCCGTGGCTGCTGCAGGTGTCGCGGGTATTGGCGCGGCCGCAGCGGTCGGGTTGGACGCTTCCGGTGCGATCTCGGAAATGAATCTGCAGCTCGGACTCACAGGAGAAAGTGCCGCAGCACTCGGGCAAGAGGTGGGCGATGTTCTCGGCTCTGGCCTCGCGTCGAACGCCGACGAAGCAGCTGGTGCAGTGGGAGCGCTCTCATCCCAATTCCGTTATCTCGGTTCCGAAGGAGAACAATCCGCAGCGCAGCTATCCGATAACTTCCTAGCATTCACGAAGACGTTCGGTGTCGAGATGTCGGAGGCTACCCAGCTCGCGGGGTCGTTGATCACGAACGGTCTGGCACCGGATGTGGAGACTGCCTCCGATTTGATGATGGCGGCGTTCCAGCGCGTGCCGGCCGCAATGCGGGACGAATTGCCTGAGGTGATGAATGAGTACGGCACGTTCTTCTCGTCTCTCGGGTTTAGCGGGCAGGAAGCGTTTGGGCTTCTGGTGAATTCGGCGGAGCTGGGCAAAATCGGCCTGGATAAGGTCGGTGACGCGCTCAAGGAGTTCGGCATTCGAGCGACCGATCTGGGTGACACCGGTGCGGTCGAAGCGCTTGATGCGCTCGGGCTGGCAGGTGAAGATATCCAGAATCGTCTTCTCGCCGGTGGTGAGACCGCAAAGGGCGCGTTTGACCAGGTTGTCGATTCGCTCCTGGGCGTCAAGGATCCGGCAGAACAGGCCCAGCTCGCGGTTAGCCTGTTTGGTACACCCATTGAGGACCTCGACAAGGCGAAAATTCCGGGGTTCCTCAAGGGACTGTCCGATTCAGGTGACGCCATGGCGGGGTTCGAGGGCGCGTCTCAGGCGGCAGCGGATACGATCGCCAATTCGCTTGGTGGCCGCATGGACAAACTCAAGGGGACGGTCACAGCCCTAGCGTCCGACGGGTTCATGCTCCTCTGGGACGTGACGGAGAACAAGATTGTCCCCGCGTTCCAAAATTTCGGTGATTGGGTACAGCGCAACGAGGCGTGGCTCGGCCCGCTCGTCGCGGCTGTGGGTGCGGCAGCAGGCGTGTGGGGTTTGTGGACCGGTGCGATTCTGCTGTGGCAAAACGCTGTAAAGGTCGCGACGGCAGTGCAGGCAGCTTTCAACGGCGTTGTGGCATTGAACCCGATCATGCGCGCGGTGATGGCTGTGGCAGCGCTCGCGGCGGGGGTGACGTACTTTTTCACTCAGACGGAGACCGGCCGCGTGATGTGGCAGCAGTTCACGGACGCACTGTCGGCAGGGTGGGACTGGGTCGTCGGCAAGTTCACCGCTGGGTGGACGTGGATTCGCGACGCAGTGTTCGTACCCATGGCAGCGTTCACCGCGGGAACGCTACTGCCGGCATTCCAATCGGTGTGGGCTGGTATTCAAGTTGGCTGGGATGCGTTCACGGGGGCACTGTCCTGGGCCTACAACGCGATCATCCTGCCAGTATTCAATGGCCTCGTCACGGCAGGGAAGTTTATGTTCGCGGTCATCGCCACCGCCGTCCTCACACCAATGTTGATTGCCTGGAACCTGTTGTCTTCTGGGATTCAGTGGGGATGGGAGACCGTCATCCGCCCGGCCTGGGACTTGATGGTCGCGGCCGCAAACTGGATGTGGGTTGGTGTGCTGCAGCCCGTGTTCGGCTGGATTCAGACGGGTTGGCAGCTG